TCCACTCCCGTTTCGGCAATAAACCTCCTCATCTCTTCTGGATTGGTCAGATAATCTTCTGGATTGTCGTAATTGCCGTCTTCCTTTATTACACCGGAAACAATGCCGTCTCCTACATGACCAAGCTCTGCCTCCACCGTTGCCCCATATTTGTGTGCATAGTCTGCTGCTTCTTTTGACAATCTGATATTTTCCTCAAAAGGATATTCAGAAGCATCATACATAACAGAAGTAAAGCCGGCATCCACACATCTTTTTAAGAAATTCATATCTCTCGCATGATCAAGATGAAGACATACAGGAACACTCGCTTTCTTCGCCAAATCTTTCAGGCTCTCTGTCCAGTAGGTAAGCATTTTTTCATTGCCCTGCTGTAAGTCTGGAGTCAGTCCCATAACAATAACCGGCGATTTCTCTTCTTCTGCCGCTTCCACGATAGCCATTGCCATCTCAATTGTGCTTGCATCAAATGCCCCTACCGCGTAATGTTCTTTTCTTGCCTTCTCAAGCATTTCTTTAATATTTACTAACGCCATATCATTCTTCCTTTCTATTAATACTTTTTATGATAAGTTTTATATTTTTCCCTATTTTCACCTGCATTTTCTATTACTTGCTTATGCATACTTACTCATTCTTTCTTTCAATCTACCTCATCAACATACCGCCTGTTGCATCAAAGGTAATCCCCGTATAGTAATCCGCACATTTTGATGCTAAGAATACCGCTGCCTGTGCGACCTCCTCGGGCTCAGCTACCCTTCCAATTGGAATTCTTCCATTATAATAATCTGGCTTTGCCTTCAACGCTTCCTCTGTCATCGGTGTCCTCACCATTCCGGGGGCTACCATATTTACATTAATTCCATATTTTGCGACTTCTCTTGCAAGAGAAATACTAAAGCTTACAAGTCCTGCTTTTGATGCTGCATAATGTGCATGTCCTGTTGTTGATCCGTGAAATGCTGCCTGCGAAACAATGTTAACAATCTTTCCTTTCTTCTGAGCAGCTATCTTTTCCTGCACAAATTTCTGACACAGCAAATATGGTACTTCTAAGTTCACACGAATCGTCCGCTCAAAATCTTCTGGCTTCATATCTACTACATATGCTGTCGGCCAGATTCCAGCATTATTAATCAAAACATCAATACTGCCCAAATCCTTTTTTATGACATCAAAGATGAAATCCACACTTGAAAGCTCTGAAAAATCCACACAATATCCCTGAATCCGCTCATCCTGATATTTTTCCCGAAGTTCCATCATTATCTCATGCACTTCCTTCTCTCTCCGTCCTGTAACGACTGGAATTCCTCCTTCCTGTGCAATAAGTTCTGCTATCGCCTTCCCAAGTCCTTTTGTGCTCCCTGTTACTAAAACTACCTTATCTTTTAAACCGTAATCCATTCTGTCACCCCTGTTTCACAAAAAACGGCTAAAGTCTTCTTTTTCTCAAATTTAAGAAAAGAAAACTTTAGCCGTAGTACTTAATCTTATACAACTTAATCTATTTTGTTCTGGAAAAATTATAACATATGCACAAAGAGACTGTCAATAAAATAAAAAGAATACATTAAGTTAACTATATTATACCAAAAATAATTCCTCATATGTTTAAAAAACACTTGGAAATATCCCTTTAGATTCTATCATTTTATCCGCAAAAACTATTTCTTCATTTCCATTAGTGCAACTAACTTTCTGGCAGCGAATATTGCAAATGCCTCATCATTAATATGTGCATCCACGTCAATGACTTCAACAAGAGGATTGTTTATCACTTTCTTTAATGTAATAAATAACGCCTGGTCTTCCCTCGGGCCATAGTATTCGCTTCCCACTTTATCATTCATAGAAATTCCCTGAAGTGGAAGTAGCAATACCGCATTATTCTTACACTGATTCAGTTTCTCGCCAACTTTAATACCAAATGTAACATTTTCCTCTATATTACTCTTTACAACTGTGATAGCCGGATTATGCATATAGACAACTCTATCCTTATATTTTTCAGGGAGACTCTCTCTTTCACCAAATGTAATCATATCTGCAGCACCTACCGATACCACCTGCGGAACACCATTCAATGCAGCCGCATCTAAACGTCCTGTACCAGCTGCCATAATACCTCCGGCAATTTCATCAATCCATTCTGTTGTTGTCAGATCTAATACACCATCTACAATTCCACTGTTAATCAGAGATTCCATCATCTTTCCGCCAGTTCCCGATGCATGGAAAATAATCACCTCGTACCCTTCCTGCTCAAGATATTCTTTCGCACACATAACACATGGCGTCGTTACTCCGTACATCGTAGCTACGATCAATGGATTTTTGACTGGAATATCTGTATTCTCATGTTCAACCATCCCAACAATAGCATGAACCGCATGTGTCAGTACCTGCGAGGAAATACGGTTAATTCCTGCTATATCCACAATGGAAGGCATCATCAAAATATCACTTGTTCCCACATATCTTGACACATCTCCGGATGCCATCGTTGATACCATGATTTTAGGAACACCTAATGGTAATAACCTCATGCACGGAGTCACAAGAGAAGTTCCGCCTGTGCCACCCAAAGCAAGAACGGCATCAAACAGCTTCTCCGCATATAACTTTGTAATCAAGGCACAAAGCCCCTTAGACATCACTTTCATGGCATATCCCCGGTCTTTTTTCTCCTGCAATTCGGCAACGCTTCCTCCTCCCAAAACAGCAACCAAATCATGATTAATATCTGGTGAAAAAGCCTCCTTATAAATGCCAGCATGAATCGTTAATGTTCGTAATCCCAGATTCTCTATTTTATTTTTTACATAGAGATATTCCTCTCCCTTTGTATCAAAAGTGCCAATTAACGCTATTGTCTTCATTTTTCCCTTCTCCAAGAAATCAACTTCTTTCCAAAAATTATCCTAAAATGTGTTTGAAATCTACTGGGGATATACAGATACCTTTTAATTTTTCAAACATACTTTATTTTATTATAATAAAATTACTCCACAATTACTGGGAATAATTCAGAGTAATATTAGGAGAAAAATGGTTTTGTAAATATTATATTTTTTATCATATATTAAAAACTTCGCCATCCTCTGGAACCCACACATTTCCCTTGTAAAATTGCTTTGCTTCCTCTGTATACCGCTCTTTTCGCTTTTTCCCGGTCTGGTCTTCAGTATGCCAGATTAACAGATTCTTTACCTTTAAATCCTGTGCAATCATACTTGCCTCTTTTACCGTTTGATGTTGATATTGGTACGCATGAAACTTCGGTTCTTCACCAAATAAGCAGAAAGCTTCGGATAATAGCCAATCTACATTTTTACTATATTTTTTACCATTTTCTTTCAACGGCTCATCTCCAGCAAATACCAGTTTCTTTCCATTATCATACTCCATCAAAAAACCATATTGTTTCGCTTTTGTAGAACCAATATCAAAAAATGTAAAATCATAATTTAAAATATGTTTCCTTTCATGGTCTTTTACCAAAACAAACTTAATTCTTGTCTCCAAAAAAGCCTGGCTTCGTTTCTTAAGAATCATGCGGCACACATGTAATACCTTTCCCAATACTACATCGTTTCCGTAAAGATAAAAATCCCCCTCATATTCTTCCAGTTCTAACAACTCCGCAATCGTGCGAATTACCCATATCATCCCTAAAAAATGATCGGTATGTTCATGAGAAAGAAAGGCATAATGAAGCTTCTTCCAATTAAGATTCATAGTATCAAATGCCCGCAGGATGTCACTGCCCCCTGTCCCGTCCACAAGAAACAACTGATTATCTTCCTCAAAAACACAGGAGGTATTGATATATTTACTTACTGTTGCTGTTCCAGTGCCAATGATGTGCATTTTCATTGTAAAATCTCCTTTGTATTTTCTTTGATTAATACTTCCTTCTTTCCAGCGGATTCCCTTTCGGGTTTCTATGTAATCAGAGGGTTACAGGTCTCCGTTTCACTTCGGTCGTTGCAAAACGAGTGCCACTGGCACTCAGCAACCTCTGTTGAAAGACTAACCGCCTACCGTTATGATAACACTCATGTTCGGATTATAACATATATCCTTTATCGTCACAATATGTCATTTTAATCCTCATAACTTACATTATATTGTTACAAAAAAGAACCCATACCATCTAGCATGAGTCCTTTAAAAAATCCTATCCCTTTCTATTTCACTTTCAGCCCTTTAAAAATCTTCGCATAAGTCTTCTTTACTTTCTTCGGCACCTTAATTTACCATCTTTTTATTTACACCCTTAAATGCCTTCTTGCTGGCTGTTTTCTTGGTGAGTTTTGTTGTCTTAATCTTTACTGTTTTTAATGCCGGACATTTGTAAAATGCATTGTTGCTGATGCTTTTAACATTCGCTCCGATTACTACAGATTTCACTTTCTTGTTGTTCTTTACAGCTCTGGCCGCTACAGAAGTTACCTTATATCTAAAAAATGATTGATCCCGGTTGTGATAACCATTGGAGTTATCAATTGAATTATTAATCTGGGTTGATATTTAATCGCGATCTTCCATTTATTTTAAATTTATAGTTGAATTCAACAGCAGATCCAAATGATTTGGTTAAAATGCCTTTTATTGAAGAAATTGTATTTACAGAAAACCCCTTATTGTATAAATTTATAATAAACTCTTGTAAATCATTTTTTGTAATTGTTTTTAATTTATAAGACTCCAAAGCAGGTTTTATATATAATCGAATTTTCTTTTACCATTTACGGATGCAATTTCAAATCTATACTGGTAAGAGAGACCATTCTTTGTTTCTCTTTTGTCAATCATTATGTCTTTCATTGTACGAATTTCTCCTTTCTGAAATGGTATGCTAGAATATAGCATCTCAAGCACACATTTTCAAGCGTTATTTTGCGTACACATTCTTATCTTATGTGTACGCTGTGTGTACTTGAAGCGTTATTTTAGAAAAATTATATAAATTTACAGAAAATAAAAAAGGACTTCCACATAAAATGGAAGTCCCAAAACCCGCATAAATAAAGAGCTTTTCTTAGAATCTACCTGCCTTAGCAGCCTCTTCTACGCTTACAGCTACAGCAACTGTAGCACCTACCATAGGGTTGTTACCCAATATTATTATCTATATTTAGGAATATTTTGAAATCGCTATTTACAGCTTAAATACTAGATATTCGATACTTTATCGTATTTTATTATATCTTATGTATTTTAGCTGTATCGTTGTCATTGTTGTCAAAATGTTGTCATCCTATTCTTTTTTTATTTCTGGTTATTTATTCTTAACGAGTTTACCCTTTTTAAGAAGATTCAGCAGCCTTGTATTCTGCATTGCACTGCCGGTATAATTTTTAACCCCGTTTAAGGTTGCAATCCTTTTGCGGTTACTCTTCGAAGGATTGATGCTTAAGGATTTCAATGCATCAACAATTGAACTAGATTTTCCCTTATAGCGTGGATAGTATACAATCTTTTTCTTATTCTTAATAGGTTTCTTTGTATTTTCTTCAACTTTTTTCTTCACTGGCTCTTTATAAAGTACATTTAAATCAAAGTTTCCGCTGTTGCCGTTTGAAATCGTCTTTGGGAAACGTCCTTTAGATGTGTACTGCCATGCAATGTTGGCTGCGGCAGGTTTTTTCTCCTGGTCCGGATTTGTTGCAATCTGCATACGAGCATCCCCACGATAATAACGGGCAATCCACCAATTATTACACTTTACGAGTTTTCTATCAATATGTTCGTTGTAGTAGCTCATACCAGTATAAACACCAAACAAATAACCTCTCTCCTCTACAACCTGTTGTGCGGCGTTAACGATTTCGGCAATCTTTGTTTTACTTAGGCTTGCCTGCGCTTTATCTTCCAGGTCAAACCACACGCCATAGACAAAATGTGTTTTGTCAATCTTATCAAGAATATCGCAGACCAGTTCCATGTCACTTTTAGCTTTCGTCGCTGTAGTTGCATAGGAATAATTATATACTCCCCAGTCGATTTCATTCTCATTGCAAGCTGCAAAATTCTCGTTGAACTTTTTATCTCTGTTCAAGTCCTTTCTGACAATCTTTAAAATCGCTCCCTGGCATCCGTATGATTTCGCTTTTTTCCAGTCCACAACTCCATTATAACTCGATACATCAACTAATTTTCTCATATTATCAGTCCTCTTTTCTATCTAATCCAATGATTTTGCAAATCTGTGCCGGTAATAAATCCGGATTAATCTTTCCGATATTTTCGATGATGCTGCCCAATTCCATCAGGATGATATAGGTACATACTCCCGCCGCGATTGGAATCTGAAATCCTAAATCTACAAATTTTTGAGCGTAATCAATCAAATAAGCCAAGGCAACAAGCAGAATCGAACCGAACTTATGATACAATCCTCTACGCATCTCTGACGATTTCCAGATATGATTAGCACAAGCAGAAATATTTCCACTGATCGAATCAAACACAATAAATAAACAAGTTAATAAAGGTAACATAATAGCATCCATCTCCATTCCTCCTATTTCACAACTACTATTCCTCTGTACTTTTCGTTTGTACACTTTTTC